ACCAAGGTTTTCGAGAGCCGTTTTCACCGTGCCATCCGATTTGATATCACCAAACGGATTCTTGCGGCTTAACAGCAGCGCACGAAGCGCGGTAAGCAACTGGTCGTTTCGCCCCTTCTCCAGGCTGGCACCGGATGCCTCCACCACGCCACAAAGCTCTTCCTGCAACATGTCAAAGTAGTCATCATCCAGATCGGTGGCAGGCGTGCCGGTCTGGGGGTTACCACGGGTAAAACCGTTCTTACCCGCGCCGAACTTATCCTTCTGCGCGGTTTTCGTGTCTATGCGATGCATGGATTACTCCGGATATTTAAAAATTACGTAGGTATGAGACGGACAGAGTTTGTTAAGCACACATTCGACAACGGTGTCCCCCCAGAAGCGCAGTGCGGAATCACAGGCATCACCACATGTCATCCAGGTGGTGTTGGTGGCGGCTGGCATGTTGACCTGCCAGTAATACCGCCATTCAGGCGCGTTCACCGCGTCAGTACAGGCCGATGAGCAGGTGAACGTGCTTTTGTCGTATCGCGTGATGGTAGCGTCTGGTCTGCCCAGGGCAGCAAGCTGTGCAAGATAAAAATTCTCGTTGATGCCGCCCGCCAGGTTAACCTTCGCATCCAGTCGTTGCTGACGCTGGCGAAGGGTCTGCGTTCCTGCGGGAATACATTCATCCGGCAGGCCGCACAGACGCTCCCAGCGATTTATCAGTTCGGTGGTGGTGCGCGGATCCAGCTCCCGCATCAGGGCATCCGCACGCTGATGAACGCGGGTTAATGACGGTGCCGCACCGGCAATCGCCGGATCGCTGGCTGACCACGCCGGACCGGGGGGCAACAGTGCCGACAACAGATGGATGTAATCATCGTTTGTCACGTCCATGAAATCGTCCCCAGTACCGCCAGTTCATTTTTTGCAATGGAGATATTGTCCGCCGGTGCAAGCAACTGATGGCTGTATTCCCCGTTCGCACCGGAAATCGCCTCACTGATACGCGACACCTTCAGTTCTCCCTGCGGATAACCATCACGCAGCAGGAACGAACGCAACTCGGCAGTGATGGCAGCCCGTATTTCCGGTGTGTCCGGCGTCACGCGGATATGAAAATCCACTTTATGCGCCACCGGCCTGAATACATACAAATCAGAGCCTGCCACCGGGGCCAGTGGCCCGATATGTTGTCTTGCTGCCGTTTCCGTTGATTCTTCCGGAATGGGGTTAATCAGGTCACTGCTGGCTATCATCACACCGACAGTCCCCGTTCCCATCCAGTGTCGGTATGTCCATGCGCGGGTAATGCCGGGAACTTCTTTAGCCCAGACAACATAGTCCCCGTCAGCCCCGCTCTGAGGCGTCCAGTAATACCGCTCAATGACGCGGGCGCGCCACGTTTCCAGCTCTTCAGTATCAAATCCACCTGTCAGGGTATCTGCCTCGCCAGAAGACGGCAGACCATTCACCGGCGTGACCAGGATTAATGACGTACCGTCGTCAGCATTACCGACCGCGCCTGCACTTGAGCAGGCGATCGGCACGCGCAGGACACCACCGGCGCTGGTTGCATCGGCAGTTGCCGTGTACTGAACCAGGTCATCGCGCTGAATAACACTCCCGGCGGTCACCTTCAGGCCATCGCTGACACCTTCCCAGCGCATATACCCGCTGGCAGCCGTGGCCCCCTTGCGCGGACACCGTTTCATCGCAGCATGTCGCGCCAGCCAGGACTCATCGCACAGGTCAGGCAGCATGTTCATTGCCAGATAATCGATGTAACCGTAAACCGTATGCAGCGCCGCCGCATACACCTTTGCCCGCACGTCTTCATCCATGCGCCGGAGCGTGTCGCTGACGTCCAGCCTGGCGAATAAATCGTTACGGAGCATACTGATATTTTCTGCCAGCGTCGGACGCTGAAATTCACTGTCCGCCATGCGTTATCGCACTCCACAGATCAACAAAAGAAATCATTACCGGTCCGTCACGACGCCAGAGAGTGATACTGTTACCCAGTTCATTAATCCCGGTGCGGCGGATATCCAGATCAATACGGGACACCACGCAGTCATCAATCATCCATTGCAGGCATTCGCGGATATACCCCCTTACCGTCTGCACCAGCTGATTGGTCAGTTTGCTGCGCTGAAGCAGCCACAGTCGGGAGCCGTAACGATCATTCTGTACCGCAGGCCAGGTATCCCCCCACCATCCCATCGGGACGTCGGCGTTGTCATCAGGCTCCGCACGCCGCCAGGTAAACAGGGAAATCACCACGGCGCGGGTCAGCGGATCCAGCGGTGCGCTGGCGCAGGTGCGTTTACCGTTCACCGTCAGCCACAGTTCCATCATGCCTCCATCGCTTTATCAGGTTTGTCGGTGTTACTGCCCTGACCGTTCTCTCTGTGACGATGCCCGTTATAGGCAAGCCGCATCGCTGACATGGTGGTGCCGCCGGAGTCGCACAGGTCTTTCACCTGTCCTGTCACTTCCAGGTCCATTTCAAAACGTGCTTCAGGTGCATTGCGAAACGTGATCGTTTTACCTGCACCGTCCACCACGATCCCCTCCCGGGTCAGCGTCACGGACTGCCCCTGATCGTCATAGACCGCCACCTCACCCGTCTGCAGCCCTTTCAGGCGGTAGCGCCGGTCCGACACCGTAACAACCACCGCATGAGAACGGTCACCATCCGGAAACAACACCACCGCTTCCGCACCGCTGTTTGCCCTTGCGGTAAAACCGTAGGGTTCAAGATGTTCAACCCCGGCTTTGGGTTCACCGGCAATCAGGGACACATCCACGGTCTGACATTTCGTGGCGGCACTGATGCTTTTCACCACGGCCCGCCCAATCAGGCCGAGGAGTTGTCGCTGCATGGCTTCAATCGTCCTCATCAGAACGGGTCCTCCTGTACTCTGGCTTTTTTCTTTTTCCGCACGCCGGGATCTTCGGGTTCAGGCAGATAAGCATCAGGCGGGCCGACACGGATTTCCGTCAGGGTGCCGTTCTGGTCCTGAGTAAACGTGACTTCCGAGACAAGCAGTTCGGTATTGTCGAACCCACAGACCGGATCGAAGACAATCACCCGCTGGTTGGGCTGCCACAGCGTACCGTTACCCTGTCGCCAGCCCTGCACCACATAGGTGGTTTCATCCGTCCGCGCCGCCCGTTGCCGGGCTTCAAAGTCAGCACGCGCAATACAGCCTGCCCCCGTAGCCTGCCCTGTCTGCCTGATATACATCGGACGGTAACGGGCAATAAATGCGTCCTCTGTGCGGGCCCGCAGCGCGGTGGTGGTGGCCTCACCGAAATCATCGTCGTTTCCGGCACGCTGCCCCGCCACCTGGTAAACAGAAAACCGCTCCCGGATACTCTTCTCCGTATCGCAGGAAAGGATGTTTTCCCCAAGTACCAGCGCGGTATGTGCCCGCGTTGAGCCAATACCACCAATCACCAGCCTGCCGTGCGGGTCGTCATAAGCCAGCGCCTGCTGCTGACCGAGTATTTTGTTGATCACCTCGATCACCGTTTCACCGTGATCAGGCTGGACATCCGGAATAACACCCGACGGCGCATCGCTGTTCACCACCTCAATGCCGAAAGGCGCAGCAAGCGCCTGCGCAATCTGTACCAGCGATCGTCCGTTAAACTGTGTCGGTTCGGCTGCACAGTCAATCAGGTCAGCAGTCAGACTACGTCCGGCAATACCGGTGCTGACCGAACGGGCATCGTAACGAACGGGGGTCGCCTCCACCCAGCCGGTGATCACCAGCTCATCACCAATCAGCACTTCCACTTTTGAACCATTTTTAATGCGCGGCTGAAGCGTGGTGATACCCTCATCTCCCGGCCACTGGCGGGTGATCTCCACGCTGAAATCCCGCGCCAGCCGTTCAATACCGGCACCGATGCGCACCGATGTCCAGCCATTCCACTCCCGGCCATTTACCCGTAGCGTGACGTTATCGTTCATTGCACTGGCACCTTCAGAGGGATCACCGGCACAAAGCCGGGATGCGTAATGGCATTACGCCGGATAATGTCCGCGTCACGCGCCGCGTTATCAAACCAGGTCGCCGCCAGCACCAGCGCGGGTAAGACCTCATCCGGCGTGCGCTGAATGATCCGTGCAGACTGTTCAAGGCGCGTGTTGATATCCGCATTCAGATCTGCTTTCACCCGGCGCAGCGCCAGAAACAGCGCATCACTGGTTGTTCGGGACAACTCCTTATCAATTGCCGTATTCAGTGTGTCGCGAATGTCAGTCAGTTCTTCCCACGTCGGCAGGTCAACCGTGCTTTTCACCGCTGGTGCATTGTTCAGTGCCGGATGCGTGACGGAAGGCCAGCCAGTGCTCTGCGCGGGTGTTGTTGCCTGCCCCACTGCGGCATTCTGCATCACCGCGGAAGTTGTTGGCGCAGGCAATCGGGTGACGGCATACGCCGCTTCGCTGATTGCGGTCGTACGAAGGGTGCTGGCAACCACGTTACGCTGTTGCGTCGCCGTGGCGGTGGTTTTACTGTCCGTTTTCCAGACGCCGCGCGGTTGCAGATCGCTGCCGAGGCTGACACCGGAAAGCGTTTTGATCATGGTGACCAGGTCGCTGGCGTTACCATAAAGGCGTTTCCCGGTACGCCACATTTTCTGCACCTGCTCAACGAAATTTTTGCCTGACGATGGCGGCGGCAGAAGTACCGAGATATCCCCCTGCAACAGCCTGGCGGCATCCGATACGGCAGAATCCACCACTTTCATCGCATCAGAAACATACCCAAGCATTGTGCTGGCATTACCGACGACGTCGTTCTGCACAAAATCTGCCACGCCATCGATACTGAAACCACTGAAGCTGTCACTGATGCAGTCATCCAGTGCAGAACAGGATGACATCAGCGTCTGCGCCGTCGCCGCACCTGAAGTGGGGTAAGAGAGTTCTCCCGCTTCGACAAACTTCAGGTCAAAGCGGACAATACGCCCTTCATTCTTCGATGTGCTGACCCGAACTTCCCCGTCAACACAGACTTTCAGCTCACCGTATGTCGGATGGACAAGCGTGCCGGGACCGGGTTTATTCAGCGCGTCAATCAGGCGATCGCGCTGGTCAAAGCAGTCATCTCCCACCACATAAGCCGTGATGGACGGGCGGAAAGTAACTTTTCCCAGATCTTCGGTATAGGGTTTGTCGCGGTTCGGATATTCGTGTGTTTCCACACGACGACCGGTTCCCGCACTTTCTTCTTCAACCTTAAACGGCACGCCGCGAAATGACGCGTCCTGAAGTCTGTCACGCCAGCCTGAAGACGACGAAAGTAATGAAGGTCGGGTGGGAAATGAGGATAAATCCATAGACTGACCTCAAAAAGGACTGCGTTATCGTGGAAAACGAAAAGGGGAATACCCCACATCGTGCGTGATTTTCATCAGGGGATCGGCTTTGCCCGGTACATCAATTATCTTCATACTTGGCGGAGCATTCTCGAACGTGACTTTCAGCTCGCTGTGCTGTGTCATGGAAGAAGATGGATTCAACAGCGGAACATTGGGTTTGTACTGACTCAGGCTGGCCTGATACTGCTCGTACTCTTTACGATCAAAAAAAGGCGTCCAGTCTGAAGCCAGAAACAGCCCTTTATTATCCAGCCAGTTAACCGTATCTTCAGGAACAACACTTTCCAGAGTATCTTTAACCGGCTCATACATCAGGGTTCCCAGAAAACCATATACCCCGGCCTTCCCGATAAAGCCGCGGCCTTTCTCCATCAATCCCGTTTCTGCCGATACCTTCCCCAGCGTACGCATCTCTCTGGTCACTGCGGTAATGGATTTGGTAACGTCAGCAACCCATTTGGTTGCCATAAACAGGGCAATCGCTTTCAGAACAGTTTCCCATCCCCCCATCGCCTGCGCCGTTTCATCCACCACGTGCCAAACTTTTTTTATGACAGGACCTACGGTTTCCCAGTTATCAATAATGAGGTAAGCGCCACCAACCAGAAGAGCAATCAGCCCCTTAGCAGGCGTCATATTCATCACACCGCCGAGAACTTTCATAATTCTGGACAAAGAGCCTGCAGCGGCTCCCACCGTCAGTAAGGCCAGACCGATTTTAGCAATGGTCTTAACGAGATCCGGGTTTTCACGGACAAACGTTCTCACTTCCTCAAGGAGCGGTTTTACCGCTTCAAGACCATCATTAACCTCAGGAAGAAACGTTTCCCCCAGCGTGGAAGAAATGGCATCAAGTTGATTTTGCAGAAGTAAAAGCTGGTTTTCCGTCGTCGCTGCCCTCGAAGCATATTCCTTCTGCATCGAACTGCCATACTGCTGGGAATCCGCAACCCGCCTGAAGTTGGTACGCAACAAATCAAGGTTATTCAGCAGAGGTGCTATCGCGCCCAGAGACTCTTTCCCGAACAGGGCATTCAGCACAGCTGCCTGTTTTTCTTTAGGCACTTTAGCCATCGCATCCAGTACAGACAGCATGGTGCCCCGGGCATCTTTCTGCATATCAGCAGCTAATTTCTTCGGATTGATCCGCAGAAAACGCAATGCCTGTTTCTGCGATTTTGTCGCGGAATTTCCCGCGGTCAGGGAAAGCATGAAGTTCTTGATCCCTGTGGCGGCAATTTCTGACTCCACGCCCATCCCGGCAATGGTTGCTCCCATTGCCGCGATTTCGCCGGAAGCCACACCTGCAACACCACCTAAAGGACCAATACGCGTAACAATATCGGAGATTTTCTTCGCATTCGCCGGGCCGGTATTACCAAGGTAGTTGATTTTGTCAGCCAGCCCGGCCACTTCATCCTGCGTCATATTAAACGCAGTACGCCACTGGGCCATCATCTGCCCGGACTCTTCAGCCGTGGTATCAAAGGCCACGCCCATCTTCACCGCATCAGTGGCAAACTGCATCAGTTCATCACGTGCAATCCCGGCCTGACCGCCAGCCGCCACAATTTCCGCGATCCCGTCTGCAGACATGGGAAGCTCAGTAGACAAAGCGCGTACCTGCTCCGTCATGGCCTTAAACGCATCCGGCGTATCCAGACCGTCCACCACTTTGCGGACATCAGCCATCTTCGATTCAAGGGTGATGGCTGATTTTACAGGGAGTACCAGTGCCCCCATTATTGCAGTACCCGCCCCGGCAGCGCCCAGAGCAAGGCTGGAGACTTCTTTCTGAAATCCCTTAAGCTGACGCTGCATACCTTTAAGCGGGCCGGATAGCCTGTCAACGGCGGTGATGATGGCTTTCAGCTGAAAATTATCAGCCATGCTTCATCTCCTCATTTATACGGACGGCCTCTGCCTCCAGATCAGCAAAGTGGGAAATAGCCGTCCGGCGAAGTTCAAGGGGGTTTAATTTCCAGAACCACGCGACATTGTAGAATCGCTTCCTGAGGTCTCTTCCGTCTCCAAGCCGGTAAAAAAACGCATTACAATCATGCCTGCCTTGAAAATATCCAGCTTCGTCATCTGCGCTGCAGACGAACGCGGGATCCCGGCCAGAAGCGGGATATATTTCAGCGCCACCTGACTGTCCATTTTCATACCACCATCAGGCGAAACAGAGAAAGGGAACCCCAGCGCCTCAATCTCGTCATACGTAGGCTCACGTATTTCCAGCACATGCAGTGTTTCTTTGTGGGCGATGATCGGTTTTTTAAGTACAAGCTCAATCACTGGTAATCCCCTTCTTCACCGTGGAACTCAAGATCAACCGTGCCTTCTTCGGCATTATGGTTCGCTTCGCCGTGCAGCCAGGCAGACGACAGTACATAGACCTGACCGTTCGCCAGCTCGGCAGTGATGGTCATCTCATCAGACGAGGTGATTTTGCCCACCGGAAAATTCTTCGGCACCTTGAAGGTCCCTTTGACATAAGGCGCACGGTGAGTTTCCTTGCGGTCCACTGAACCTTCCAGGCCGATGATGTCATCATTAACCGTCCTGTTCATGGGCACCTCAATGCCGCCGGTCAGCGATAGCTGCTGACCGTCAATTTTGAAATAACAGGTTCCCCCGATACGGGCCATTATGCAGACTCCTCTGAATACTGAAGACGGAACTGGTTAACCACGGCAAAGACACGCAACTGGTTAACATAGTCAGGCGGGAACAGCGTGTTCAGGCGGTTCGGATCGCTGGCATCACGCTCCACAACCAGGTACTGCTTAAACAGTTCGTAGTTTTCCACGATCCCCGCACGCTCAAGCTGACGGTAGGTTGCCAGCAGTTCCCCTTTGATCACCGCCGGGGTAACAATCGCCTGACCGGGACCAAAGCGGGTACCGTCGCTGGCAAGCTTGTGACGCCCGTACTTACTGGTAATGACGGATTTCAGTTTGCGCAGCACATACGCGCTGGTATGCAACGTCTCGCTGTCGAGGTAGCTGTTATCCGCAACCCCGTAAGCGTTTTTCCTGTACGTGGTGACATCACGCTGAATGCGCAGTACCCCGCTTTCGACATACGCCGTTGCCACGCCATGAGACAGCAGGGTCTGTTGTTCGGTCATCGTGAACCGTTTCCCCTTCGGCGCAGGCAGCATACCCACCAGCTCACCGGTCTGCGTGGGACGTGCCGGATCGTTGCGGATAAACACCGCTGCGCGGGCGGCACGGCTTGCCGCCAGCTCATCGGCAGGCGTCTGGGTGTCTTTTTCGTACCCCGCCAGGGTAATGTGCTGCTGGTTAAACTGGTCACCTGCGGTCACCAGTTCTGACAGCGTGCCGATCTTTGCCGTATACACATGGCCATACAGCTGACGCGCATAGCTCCAGCGACCGCTGGTATCGTTCATCTCGGTCACCAGCGTGTTAAGGGAGGCCGTGTCGTTGAACGGCAGACCGATATAATCAAACGGCTCATCCGCCATTGCAGCCACCGCGCCGGTGAGAACCGGAGCGCCCGTTCCGGCGGTCCCCGCCGCCACGGCAATCTGTACGCCCGCAGGCAGCACTTCTCCCCCACCGAAGCCGTAGTAATTGAGGCTGACAGGAATTTCATTCCCGCAAAGCCCCTTATGACGCGCGGTCAGTGTGACCACGCCAGCCGAAGATGAGGCCGTAAACGGCAGGGCCGGAACGGCATTGATGGCATCTTTGATACTGCTGGCAATCGTCGCGACGTTATCGCCGTTGGTCACCGGTGCCTGCACGCGGGTACGTCCCACATAAACATTCACCGTGCCGGTTTCGGTTGCCGCGCCGGTCACCGTCAGCGTAACTGTTGCCGCCGCGCCCGTGGATTCAGGAACGGCAATCACATACAGTTCACCAAACGGGTCGGTCTGGCGATAAGCCTCGACCATACGCGCCAGCTGACTTCCCGCACCACAAATCTGGCGTGCATAGTCTGCCGATGGCATCAGCACCAGACTGTTGGCAACAATCTCTGCACCGTTATTGGCATGACCAATCAGCAGCGATGCCCCGCTGTCCTGTGCAGTATTCGCCGCCTGGTTATCCATTTCCGCATAAAACAGCGGAACCAGCGTATTCGACGGAATGGTGTTAAAGCTTATCGTCATCGGTATTCACCTTTTTATTCACGCGCCGGATATCACCCGCTGCTTCACGGCGCAGCCAGTAGTTGTTCTCGTCAACATTTCGCCCTTCGGCGGGCAAAAGGTCGCCGCGGGCAGGGTCAGGAACTGACCGCCCTTTAACAGGTTTGACAAACATGAGGATCCTCAGGAAGGAAGGGTTATTTCGGTGTGATGTTCGATATCGCCGTCAGGCCCGTTACCGGGCTCGAGATAATCAACATCAATCGCCAGCGTTTGCAGTTCATCCAGACTGTTCAGATCATCCTGCTGGCGGGTATCGTCTTCAGTCAGCTCGCTGATGACCGAAAAATCGAACTGATAAATCAGCTCATGACGATTCAGATCCAGCAGCGTGCCGCCGTCATAGGTAATCGGGTTACCGCACGCCTCCGGGTTCCAGCCCAGCAGAGCCTTAAAGAGCATCTGCCGGACATCGTCCACCACATCATACGAGGCAAACTGACCGCGCTCATCACGCCCGTTACTCAGTATGACAACCACGGAGAAACCCTCTTTCAGCTCCTGCCAGTAGTCGGTCTGGCTTTTGTTTTCTCCCGGAGAATCATCACCCGGTACAACATATGCCGCCGGGAGTTTCAGCTTTCCGACCTCCGGCAGATTTTTGAACTGGGCCGCGCCTGCAACCCGGTTTTCAAAATACGGACAGCGGGCACGCAGTGCAGCAATAACAGGCGTCAGTTTCATCTGTGTCGTCGCTCCGGCTTCAGTGATTTACGCAATTCCCGCGCCAGAAAATAGCGTGTCCAGCTGCGGTTCTTTTCAAGCGTTTCCACCATAAAGTTATTACGTGGAGCCAGTCGCCAGCCGCTGCCACCGGATGCACCACGATGATGGCTGCGACGACGCTTTGCTCCTCCCCGGACACCAAAAAACAGAAACGCCGGATAGAAGTCACCAGAGATCATCCGGTTCCCCTTCCCGTTGCGCTGGTTAGGGGCAATGCGTGTCATAAAACCGGCTCGCTTTTTACTGGCTCTCGGCACCATGTAACCAATCGAACGAGCCAGGCGTCCGGTCTGATAACCGGGGTTTTCACCCGGTGCCGACCGCGCACGGCGCATCACCAGCCGACGGGCATCACGCATATGACGCTGCCCAATCGTGACAAACGCCCGCCGGACACGGGCACGGTTAAAGCGCATCTCCGCGGGCTGCTGAACATCAACGTGAAAAAAGGGAGTCGCCATTGCTGCCTCCGTGACTCTGCGTAAATTCGCCCAGTTCCGTACACTCCAGCAGCAGAAAGCGCCGCGCCCCGTTCAGATCGCGCTGACGTTTCACCCGGTACACACTGTCACCGCAGACCACCTCATAATCAGCGGTGATCCCCCGGCGGTAGCGAATGGTGATGTAATGGGTGATGGCGTCCCCGGTCTGCGCGGTTTCCTGCCAGGTGGTGGCACTGGTCTGGATAACCTTCGCCCATGTCCGGAACGTAACCGGGTATTGAGACTCCACGCCAAAGTAATCCGCGGGCATATCCACCCGCTGGCGGATCAGGACGCGTTTATTCAGTTCACCGGGGTCCGGCAGAATGTAGGTTGCGCTGGTCTGCGCCTGACGAATTTTCATTGCGGAAAGTACCTGTACGGGCCGACAAGCCAGCCAAAACTCTGCGGCATGTCGAGTTTCTCCACTTCCGTAACCGACGAGCGGTTTTCGTAAAAATGGCTGATAAGCATCAGCATCCCCAGACGAATATCATCCGGCAGGTGCAGCCCGTCCGGATCGCTGTCCGGAATGGTTTCATCCGGTGCATAGAGCTTCCGGTTCAGATACGTTTCCGTCCGCTTTTGCGCCGCACAGGCCAGCAGTTGCAGATGGCGGTCATCAGCATCGAAATCCTCATCCAGCCGGAGTTGGGCTTTAATCTCTTCCATTGTCAGAAGCATACTCAGCCCTCTTTACTGGTCGTGGCTTTTTTCTCTTTTGCCGCTTTACTGCTTTTTGCACTGGTTCCGCGCTCTGCTAACCCGGCCTGAAGTGCAATCTCCTGCACCCGGGCAGGAAGCGCCCCGTCGTCATACTCACCGGCCCGAATGACCTCAACACGCATACCGTCCGGTGACCATTTCAGATCTTGTTTCAGGATCATGATTCTTCACCCGTCAGAACAGGGGGCGCGGTTCCGCGCCCCTGAATGATTACGCCGCAGCAATCTTCAGCAGTTTGATGGCCTGCGAATCGACCAGCATCCCGCCGGTGCGCTTGGTTGTATAAAAACCGACAAACGGTTTATTGGTGTACGGGTCACGCAGAATGCGGGTGCCGATACGGTCAACGATGGTGTAACCCCGTTTGAAGTTACCAAATGCAATGGCTTTCGCATCAGCGGCGATATCCGGCATCTGTTCGTTTTCAGCGATACCGTAACCCGCCAGAGAGGACGGCTGCCCCAGTTCCAGCCCCGGACGCCACAGATAGTTACCCTCGATGTCTTTCAGCAAACGGATGGCAAACAGGCTGTTGTTGTTCATCATGAACTTCGCGCCGGTGCGGTGTGCCTTTCGCAGCGTGTAAATCAGTTTGATAATGGCGTCTGCGGTCACCGCAGTCGCGTCGCCGGATACAATATGCTGAAGTTTGCCGAACGCCCGGACCTTATCGGTTTCATCCGTGGATTCATACGCCAGGAACCCTTTCGGCTTCTTGGTACCATCGCCGGTGGTAAAGGCAATTTCTTCCTGTTCGGCAAATTCAGTTGCCAGCTCGCTGTTGATCCAGGCCTCCACGTTGAAAAAGGCATCATCCAGCATTTTCTGGGTGGCCTGCGGGTTACCGTAGATTTCCCCCATGAAAGGTTCAATCAGCCCCAGTCTGGAGGTGGCAGTCTGGGAGCGCGCGTCAGTCTCGCCAACCCATCCGGAAGCCGTGCCGCCCAGATTCACCAGTTTTTTGTAGTCGGAACCACCAACGGTGATCACCGTGGCTTCCTGGCGCATCACCACTTCATCTTTCAGCAGGGTGAGAATGTTGCGATCCAGTGCTTCCGGCACGGCATAGCCGCCGTCTTCATCGGTGCCCACCTGTAATGCCTTGCGCTCCAGATCGCGCAGACCATCTTCACGGCCTTTACGCAGGAAGCCCACAAACGCTTCTTTATGCTCGGTGACCAGTTTATTTTGCGCACCACCTGCCGGACGTTTCAGCTCAAGCAGCTCTTTTTCAAGATCGCTTTTGAGGTTTTCCAGCTCGCTGAGTTTCCCGTTCAGGGTTTCCACCTGCCCGGCAAGTTTGCCTTTTTCCTGCTCAATCGCATCCACGCGCTTGTCGTTCTTTGCTTTGAAGTCGTCAAACTTCTGCTGCAGCTCCTGCGCGACCTGTTCGACATCTTTAATATCTACCGCCATCGTATTTCTCCTGATTAGAAGTTCAGATTTTTCAGTGCATTCAGTGCAGAGCCCACATCCTCAGCGTCGCGCAGGGACAGTGCGCCATAGCCCCCGGCCATGAATGCTTTGGCCTGGGTACGGGAGAGTCCGACATCACGCAGGACTCTTTCGATTTTTTTCTGTTCGGGGATTTCCCCGCGGGCCAGCGCGTTCTTGACGTCGCTGATCCGCGCCTCGTCGTTAGACGGAAACGTCACCAGACTGACTTCCCAGAGGTCGATTTCTTTCAGCAGAAAGGCTTCTTTCGTCCGGTCGTATTCCCAGTCCTTCAGGACGTACCCAATAGAAAGGCCGGTTAACGAACCGGCCTTCATATGTGCATGTGCGCGTTTTGCGAGGGGATCATCATCAATAAGCAACCGTCCCCTGACGTAAAGCCCGACATCGTCTTCCTTCATTTCGGTGTAAACACCGATGGGTTCATCCATGCGGTGCTGCCAGAGCAGCGCAGGTAACGCTTTTCTGTCACTCCACGCCCGCAGGGAAGCAGCAAATGCCCCGGACATCACCACATCATCGTGGCTGTCCTTTACACCAAAGACGGAGCCATACCCTTCAAACTCACCGGAGTCACTGACAGATTTCAGACTCAGCGGTACATCAAGACGTTGTTTCGTCTGCATTGGCGTTATCCTTCTGCTTACCGGCCTTACTGCCATCGGAGGGTTTCGTGGTCATGTTCATCGGTGTGAGATAGACATCACCACCGGGACGCGGATTCATATCTTCCAGGTCGCGGCAGTCATTGGGAGAGTAAATTCCCCAGTTGATCCCGGTGGCGTAGGCTTCAAAACGGGACTTCATATCCCCGCGCAGTAACGCCCCGGCGTTAAATTTGGCGTAATAAACGCCCTGCTTACTTTTTCGTACCAGTCCGGTGTTGATCCGCTGTTCGATGCGGGTCAGATACGGCACCAGTGAATAGTTGATAAATCCCAGCCCCAGCTCTTCGATATTGTTGAAGGTGGCGCGATCGGTGTTCTGCACCATGTGCAACGGCACCCGGAACAGACGACAGATTTCTTCAAGCTGAAACTTGCGGGTTTCCAGGAACTGGCTGTCCTCGGCGTTCAGCGCCATCGACTTCCAGTCCAGCCCCATCTCAAGGATCATCGGGCGGTGAGCATTGCCAAGCCCGGTGTGACGCTCCTCAAAATCTTTCTTCAGGCGCTCATAAGCCTGATCTGACAGCGTCTGCTCTGTACGCAACACACCCGACGTCACCGCGCCATTGCTGAACAGTCTGGCCCCGTGCTCTTCGGTCGCAGCTGCCAGCGATATTGCCTCGCGGGCATAGGCGATGGGATTCAGCCCCACCAGTCCGTCCAGCGTCAGCGTGCGCACATGCCAGATATCCTCCTGGCTCAGTACATCCGTGGAGCCATCCGGGAATGTGACCTGATAGATCGGCTCCCAGCTACTGTTAAGCTTCGGTACCACACAGCCGGGATCGACGGGCAGCAGTTCAGCCACTTCGCCAAATGCTTTCACTTTGTAGGCGTAAAAGTTTCCCCGCAGGCACAGACAGGTGACCACCAGCTCCCAGAACTCCTGCGGCGTCATATAGCCATTGGGATGCGTGGAGATCAGCTTATGCAGACGTTCGCCAGTGGCTCTCTGCTTCAGGCTGCCGTTCAGGTGATACAGGTTGCAGGGCAACATCCCGACCGACTCCGCCAGCACCCTGACACAGGAAAAAACCGCCGTCAGTCGCATGGCCCGCTGGCTGCTGATCTGCTTTCCGGTATAGGTGTCGTAGGACAACCCGATAGCATCCGCCAGCTCTGCTGGCGTGGTCATCGGTGCGTCACTTTTTCGTTGAAATAATCCCGAAAAGAACACTATTTACCTCCGCCGACAGACGACTGTGTACGGTCAAGATATCGCGCCACCAGCCACGACCAGAACAGGCACAACGCCCCGGCAACAACAAACCCCGCCGGGGGATAAATCAGCCAGGCACCATACGCCAGCAAAAGCGCCCCCAGCACGCCCACCAGAGGCGCGAGAATCAGCATGATCATAATTACCTCAGTTAAAGCGAGCGGATCCCATAGGACTCAATGTGGTCAGACAACGTGTCTTCTTTCTCGTACAGCATGGCTCTGCCAACCGCCATAATCAGCGCAACTGCACCATCGATTTTGTTTTCCGCCTGCTCTTTGACGGGCTTCACCACATCATCGTTACCCGGAATGGTTTTGCCGACCACGTTGCCGATACACCAGGTCATGATGGGATTGCCATCATGATGAAAGCGCCCCGATTCAATTGCCGCTTCCAGCTCTTTCATCGGGTCGGACATGTTGGTGTAGTTCTGAATGATAGTGATGGGGTTCAGGTCTTCATCAGCAAGGTCATGTGACAACCCGGTCGCCCCGAAGGGGTCGATGGGTGACTCACTGACCGGGCTGATTTTGTTCGCCGCTTTGGCCTCCTCGAGGATGTAGCGATAATCCACCTCCGCACCATCGGTAACGGTCAGAACGCCCATTTCCACCCATTTCTGAAAGCGTTCGGCTGTCCGTCGATCTTCATTTTTCTCGACGCTGTACACCGTGTCATACGGTACCCAGAAACGCGGGGCCACACTGTAGTAATGCGTTTTACCGTCAATCTCGCGGGTATAAAGTCGCGCCATGCTGTTCATATCCAGCTTACGCGCCAGGTCAAAGGCCAGAATGCACGGCTGCCCCTCGAACTGCTCAAGGGTCAGTGATTTATCCTCGCAGCTCTGCCAGCTCACCAGGTTGAAATACGCCGAACGCGCCGACACCCAGATATTGAGGTGTTTTGTTTTAAAGACGTTTGCCAGACGGGCGTTATTTTTCGCACGCTGCTGCTGACTTAACAAAAATTCGCGATAAACCGACACGCCAATATTTGGATTGGCTTTTTCCAGCACCTGCGGGTCGGTCCAGTCGTCACCTTCATCAACGGTATAGATGATCCCGAACAGTTCATCGTTAGGCACCGAGCCGTTGAGCATCTCGATGACTTCCCGCCGTTTGTCGTAGCACGGCCCCTCAATGTTGTACCCGGCGGTAGTGATAGCCCACATCAGTGGCTGACGTCGCGCCCCCATCCCGGTAAGCATCGTGGTGTAAAGCGCATCTGTGGCGTGCTCGTGATATTCATCCACCACCGCACAGTGGGGTGATGAACCATCACCGGGGTTACCGATCAGCGGTTCAAAACGCGCACCATCCTCCGGACGGTTCATGTTTGAGGCGTTAACCTCAATCCCGAACGCTTCCGTCAGCATGGGTGTGCGTTTACACATCAGTCTTGCCGGACGAAAGACTTCCCATGCCTGTTTTTCCGTCGTGGCACCGGAATACACTTCCGCGCCGAACTCGTTATCACAGGCAAAACAATACAGGGCGACACCGGCAGAGATTGCCGATTTGCCGTTCTTACGGGGGATTTCGGTATACACCTCACGGAAGCGGCGCAGCCGGGAGCCTTTATTGACCCAGCCAAACGCGCAGCAGATCACAAAGAGCTGCCACGGCTCCAGCGTGATGGGCATCCTCTTAAATGCCCACTCACCCTTGGTGTGCGGCAACAGCTGAATAAATTTGGCGGCCCGTTCAGCCAGGTCCTTGTCGAAGCGGTAACGAAACGACTTACTTTTTTCCGCCATCAGGTCATCAAGATGGCGCTGGCAGGCCTGAATCACAAACTGGCAGGCCACAATCTTTCCGCGCACGACATCCCGGGCATACTGATTGGCAGCATTTACGTTGGGGTAAGATTTCCGGCTCATGATTCGATAATTTTCAGAAACGGGTTAGTGGCTTTCTTCTGCCCCGCCAGGCCAATCAGACGCTGGCGGCTGCTGGGGTCGAGTCCGAGCATTGCCCCCGTACTGCTCATCTCGGACTCCTGTTCTTTTTTGGCGGTCAGCTCCGGATTTTTGACCATACCGCCCATTGCACCGGTGATGGTGTTGCCCTGTCTGGCAATATTTTTCACGGCACGTCGCCAGAACTCGTAGGCCACGCACCACCGCTCAAGCACCGCGAGGTCAGTCACGCACAGCAGGCCCTGACCGCAGAGTTCTTTAGTTGTCAGTTGCCACATGATCGTGGCGAGAGGGAGATCTTCTTCAGCGAACCACTCCGGTGGCTCAACACCTTTGATGGGCGTAAAAACAGGTTCATCTTTATTCAGGGCTCGCTTGCCGGGGTTTCCGGCCAGCGCCTTGCGCGCCGTTGGCTTGGGGCGACGCCCGGAACGCCCCGCCGTTCCAGCCATATGCGGCACTCCTGGTTAAATTTCATTTTTCGCGGGTATAAAAAAACGATGGGGCGGGCAGTCCGGAAGACGTCAGGCCGCAGGGATTTGACCCGCCCCTCCCCTCAAGCAGTTGAGAATTATTATCACTTCAACCGTTCACGGGCCGTCTTCGCCTTATGACACGGCCAGCACAGACTCTGCAGATTACGGTCGGCATCAGTGCCGCCATGCGCTTTAGGGATGATGTGGTCAACGGTTTTCGCTTCACGCACCACACCGGCACGCAGACATAACTGACAAAGGCCTTTGTCACGCTTCAGGACACGCGCGCGGATACTGTCCCACATCGAACCGTAGCCGCGCTGATGACGGGATTGTCCAGGTTTGTATTGCTTCCAGCCTTCGCTTTTGTGGCTTTCGCAGTAGCCTGACGGGTCAGTCGTGGTATGGCGGCAACCGCGAACACGGCAGGCTTTTGGTATTCGTGGCGGCATTGAAGACTCTCTTTGATGTGCATGTATGGTGCGCATAAAAAAGCCCCGCATGTGCGAGGCTAATGATTTGCATAAATTTGTTGTTTCAGTCTAGCTTTATAAGTTTTACGGGTTTCTCGCCTGCTTCTACACACCAGTTGTTGTACTCATGTACAGCTCGCATCAGCTCACCATCATAGTGACCAACCTTCTCTACAAGGGATGTAAGCGATTGGGGGTTGAATTCAACAATTTCTGGTGGGATGAGGTTTACATTCCCTTTCTGATGAAGGGCATAGACAGCAGTACGTAAATCACCAATAGCTTTCATTCGTTCAGCATGAAGATCTTTGATCTTTTCATTAAGGATTTTGCAGCGGCCTATTGCTTCATAATTCAGTTCAGACATTCTGCCCTCCTATTTGCAAGGGCTACATTTTACCCGATAGCAGTAGCAATATCACAGGCATTCTCTGAATATCAGTGACACTACTGTTACGTGAATGCACCCATGGTAATGATAATTAAAAACCGCCCGGAGGCGGTGAGGAATCAGTATTTAATAATCTTCAAAAAAAGAGTCTTTTTGTATTGCTAAGATCCGAGCTGTTGCCGTCCTGCTGTTGATTCGACCTTGATGTAAGGACTCATATATTTCATCAAGCATCGTATAAATGCGAGTTGCCTTCGCCCGATCTTTCTTAGCAGTCATTAACAATGCTGCTTCATAAACATCTGTTAATGAATGAGTTAGAGTCCAAAATGGATGAGAGGGATCGTTATCGGGTACAGAACATAATTGATAAGCCTCAGGTCCAAGCCCAACAGTTTTTTGAAACTTCAGGACAGATAAAACAAATGCCTTTTTATCTTTTAAAGCTTCTTGCTTACGCCAACTAAAAATCGTAATCCCACCTATTACCATGGCAAAAAATGTAGTAATTGCTGAAAATAATGCGATCCACATCCCCCAATAAGCCCACTGTGCAGAATCTTTAGCAGCAAGCATTGCCTCAAATGATATAAAATCTGCGTCCATAATCACCTCACATTTAAATGAGACGATTGTAAACAAAAGAGTTAGCGTAGGCACCAGTGGATGGCTGCTGTAATGCCCCTCACGCTCTCGCAGTAGCCGCGCTCATGCCCTTGAGGCCATGTGTTAGGGGGATCTCGAGAATCCCTCACCACTAACCGGAAGCTGAGTGGCGATCAGCCTAGAGTACCAGTGAGCTTCTTCCCGTTACCCCTCACCAGTACACCCTCAGCTTTTTACCTAAGACTGGCTACCCGCAACTTTGGGTATTCTGGGCAGTATCATGACTGCTGCATTGGCGCTACTTGCCACGGTCCGTCCGCTTTACTGCTTCATGGCTTGCTCCTCTCTGCTTCAATTTTTCGAATATCAGCTTTATCTCGATTGCAGTTAGCCAGCGCAGACAACAGACTCACATTCAACTCCAGACTGGCACCATACGTCAGCGGATTGGGAATAAACGGTACAGGAGTATCAGAAGTCAGGCTGGCTGGCAGTGGTGCCACCGGAGCGCTCACGTAAACCGTCCGCGAATTTCCGCAACCTGTCAGCAGCGGCAGCAGGCACAGGACGTGAAGCACAATCATCATCCGCAACAGCCACTTTGATATCTTCCTGGGTTCTCTGTGACTCCAGTGCGATCTGCTGTTTTGCATGCTGGTTAGCCTCCAGAACTGTATTGACTATTTGCAATGATTGCAGGACGTTATTGGTAATAGCAGTTGCTGATTCAGCATTTCGTACCGCATCATCAGCACGTATCTTTTCGTGCTGATATTTGCTGTAGTAGTGGTTGGCTGACCAGATGAAAGAACCGATGACAGTAACGAGGAAAGCAGCGATAACCAGCTTATAGCTCAACTTCATTTACCACCCCACCAGCCTCTTTAAACCGGGCAATCAGGTCACCGATTTTATGTTCATACTGACCGTAACCAGCACCCGGCAGTGAAGCCCAGATATTGCTGCAACGGTCGATTGCCTGACGGATATCACCGCGATCAATCATCGGTAAAGCGCCACGCTCTTTAATCTGCTGCAGAGCTACAGCGTCCTGGCTTTCTGGAGAAAAATCTTTCAGGCCAAGCTGTTTACGGTAAGCATCCCACCAGCGTGAAAGAAGCTGGTAACGTCCGGCGGCTGTTGATTTGAGTTTGGGGTTTAGCGTGACAAGTTTGCGAGGGTGATCGGAGTAATCAGTGAACAGTTCACCACCAACAATAACATCATAACCGTGGTTACGTGTCGGTTGTCGCCCGTTATCCGTTCCTTCTGACCATGCCACCATATCGAGGAAAGCTTTACGCTGGGAATTTAGTACCTGCATAAATTACTCCTTAGAGCCACCAAACTTATTACCGATTACTCTCATTGCAGCCCCACGAATAGCATCGACACCGATCAGCCCCACCCCACCACCAATGGCAACAGAAAGCGATTTAGGCCATCCGACATACTCAAGAGCGGATGCAAAAGTCAGCGTCAGAGCGCCACAGAGTAGAATTTCGAGTGTTTTTCGCTTCCAGCCACCACCACCGCCAAAATAGGCAATGCGCAAGCCAGCCATAACGATCGACATAATCACTGCGCCCAGTGGTGTGTCTCCACGCCACCAGCTCTGGACCAACTCCAGCCAGGTATTTGGGTTATGAGGCATTTGTAGTTATCTCTCACCTCGCCGATACAGGAGGTGCAAATTGAGGGAGTACCACGAACCGCAAACCAGAAGCGGAAACGTAAAAGAAGCCGAGCCAATGGATAAGTACTAGATAGACCAAGCCCAACGAATACCAAGGCCCAGAAATGACAAAACCCGCTCGACGGCGGGTTTAAGCTGTGTGGCAAAGTAACCACTCTTAACACGATATAATACTTTTTGCGTACGCGTTAACTTTTTCTGTAGTATTTAGTGTAAGATTCTTCACAAGATAGATACTTTGGAGTACATGATGTAAAGTGCTGTATGCATAAACAGTACAAAGGATATCATGATGAACAAATTAGCACGCTTATTATTAACAGCCAGCTCAATTGCACCTGTTTGCGCAACTCTATTTTTTATTGGATATGTAAAAGATACGGTTTGGCTGATGCAATATAGCTTATGCGTTGGCATAGCAAGTTGGTTATTAGCAATAGGCCTGATTCAATATGCTGAGAAACAACTTGAACCTCTGACAAAAAATATTAGTTCAGTTTCTCCCGCTAACAAAGAAGTAACTAATTATTTCTTAAGCTATTTATTCCCTCTCCTAGGAACAGATTCTATTGCTGAAAATAAAGCATATGCGTTATTCTTTTATTTATCATTGTTATTTTACATCAGCTTTTCCGAGAACTATAACTTTAACCCAGTATTGTCACTTATCGGTTATAAATTTTACGAAGCTGAAGATGACACCGGCGTAGGTTTTGTATTGATTTCTAAATCAGTTATTACTGATATTAAAGATATCAAATTTACAGTTATTCAATTAACAGACTACACATTTCTACATGTTAAAGGATAATAACCATGGCACTTTTTGCAGTAATAGATAATACAATTGCAACGAGAATTGTTAGAGTCGAACTTGATGCAACAGCAAGTACTTCTGTTACGGCCATTTTCCAACAACAGCGTCAATATTTTGAAAGTCATCATAACAATATGATACCATTCTATGCCGGTTATACACCAAAACATAGTGAGTGTTTTGAAATACAAAACTTTACTGATTCTGCACGCCTGATTGACGCAGTCAATAGGCCTACCGCCGTGCCTATCTGGGATCCTAGCCAAATTGATATTGGTTATATTAAAGCATTATTTGTTGGTGTTGACGCGCCAGCAAACCCCAATATTATTGCACTACAAACTTTCAACAAAAAACAAATCTTAGATACCTCAAAATCATTCTTTGGAAAGCTTTTTGCAAGCAAAACTACCTTTAGTAAAGCTAATAGCATCGGTTTTAATGTTGATGATAAACTAGTTGCAATAATTATCAATGATACAATACGATTTAAGAGTTTCTTTAATCTAAGAAGCATTTTTGACATGTCGTCCTATTTTTCTGCTGCTACTGACCAAGAACTTAATGCATTTAGTCAACTTAGTGTATTTTCTACTCCCCAAGGTTTTGATCTAAAATCCGTTGCAGATACAGTGATAAGAAATAAAGTAACACTAATAAATCAGACTGGGATGCTAACACCCCAAAATATGTCAAAGTTTAAATCCGAAGCTGCTAAAGTTAATTTCCCCTTACAAACCATAATAGTTGGCGGTGTTGAGAAAATTGTCATGCCTTCATCAAAAAAAGAAATAAAAGCCCTTCTTGACTTTCTTGAGGAAGACATTTGGGTTTCTGGAATAAGTGGAAGACGCTTTAAATCGAATTCAAAGCGCCCAATATAACTAGAAGACAGTTAAGAATAGTTAACAGGCAAGAGTGCAAACAATGCCTTCAATGAAACCAAGCGATGTTTGCAACTCTTTCCTGATAGTCCCATCCGAACACTTTCTCTTCTTAGCAATGGCTCGCAATGAAATCCCTACCACAAAATGGGCTATAACTAACTCATACTCTTCTGGTTTGTACTTTCTTAATCTAGCTACGCACCCATCGATCATGAGCCCCTCATCATCATCACACTGAATCCGGGACTTTTTGCCATGAGGTAAAAGCCCCTTGAAGCCAGCGGCTACCGGTTGCCAGTCCACTCCGCTATTGTCTGAAGCAGCCCAAGCTCCCCAACGATCCATCACTTCATACATATCACGCATCAACTTTCTCCACAAAATCAGGCCAGTACGCCAATTGCCAGCGCACGATCGATAAAACGAAATATCAGCTCCAGCTGAGAGCCATACTTCTCTTCAAATGCCACGGTATCCGCATGCAGCTCGTCGTGATGCTTTCTGCACAAAGGCAACACAAAGAGGTCATGCGCTTTTGTACCCATTCCACCCTGACCGTGGCCTATCAGATGGTGGGGATCATCAGCAGGCTTTCCACAACATGCACACGGCTGTGTCTTAACCCAGCGCGTGTACTTTTCATTAACCCAGCGGCGGCTTTTTGGGCGTAACATAAAAGACTCCGGCGACTCCGGATCCACTTTCAGCGCCAGCACCTTTTTCGCTTTATCCAGGATGATGCTGGTGGCAGGAACCGAAGGCACAAGGTCACTTTCCCGGGTGACAGACGGCACAACAGGTTTCGGTAATCTCAGCGCCTTACGGGCTGCGCTTTCAGGTAAGGCATCCGCCAGGTCATTACGAATCAGCCACCAGCACAGTTCCGGCATTGTCACGGCATGGTTATCATCAAAATCGAGATCCCGACGGACTACAGACAACACCCAACGGGCACAGTTATCCGTTGCCATTGATTCCAGCCGCTCCGTGAACTGATCACGTAACTGATTATCGCAGTGCCAGCACAGACGGATTGCGCCCGGCGCGTGTCGCATTGTGGTCATGTTCTCGCTGTGCCAGTCGGAATGAGGCCACTGGCAGCCTTTTTCACGAAGTAACCAGCTTTCAAGACATTCCACCCCACCAGCACGACGAATCACTGCCTCATTACGGAACACGGCCCGAACGGCAGGATCATCCGCCAGCGGTTGTGATGCCGCGGGAACGGCACCACTGGCGAAAGATGAATAATGCTCCGGCTCAGGCTCCAGCAGTACACGCCCCTGCATAAACAGGGGCATCAGCTCTGAACCGGGCCTGAACAATACGATCCCCATACGCGGGGCAATTTCAGGGGTCAGTAGTGCTCTCACGGTCACCTCAATGAACAGTATCGAGCAGCTTTAACAGCTCAGGGAATCGGGATTCGAAGAAATGCGGCTGCGTCTCGCGCGGATTTGCGGGACTGGTGATGTTCTTGCCGAACATGCAACCTTTCGCTGTCAGCGACCAGAATTTTTTGATGTTGTTAATCGCGGTACAGCTGTATCGTTCGCGCTGCTCGACGATCCCCAGTTTCACCATCTGGTGATATGCCTGATTAGCCGTCAGGCGTATACCATACTGTTTCAGCAGTGCGCTCAGTGACAGTGTCGGGCGACTTGAGCCATCGTGTGCATCAGCAGGAGCATCAATGGCATAGCGCGGTGCCAGATTCGGTAAGCCAACAGCCTCCTGGAGTTTCTGACAGGCACCAAGCACTGAAGAGTTAGACAGGTTTAACTCCCGGCGCATAAAGTCCAGCAGGATCACGCCAGCCTGCATCTTGTCAGCAGCCTGTCCGGATAATTTTTCCGGTGCGCTGGTTACCATATCGAAAGTACGGATCACCTTCAGATGGAATGACGGGCTGATCCACATTGCATAGGCATACACCAGTTCCTTGCAGACATACGTTCCCCGTTCATTTCCCCCATGAATCACACTCACCGGGTCAACACCCAAATTCTGGGTGTTGGTCAATTCATGAACAAGCTCAACAGTTTGTTGGCTGGAAAGAAACTTTCCCGGCTCCTTGGTTCTGGCATTTGCACCAGATGCTACTGCTGCGCGATGCAGATCGTTCAGGCTGTAACGCCCATAAGCATCACGACGAACTTCAATACCATCAATGACCATCAGATTATTCATACTTCGTTTCTCCTTTTGCTCAGGCGGCTGCACCCGCCGTTTTCTCGTACTTACTGATAGTGATCTCGACCTTCCCTTCCGGGATAACCGGTCCCCACTCCACCAGCATTCTTTTCACCTGACTGTCGTCTTCCCACACACCCGCGTGGGTCAGGGCGTCAAACAGTGCCTTGTTATAGTTGTCCAGATCGCGGATCCGGTTATCCGGAGGAAACAACACGATCTCCACTGAAGCAGGTGCCGACGTTGGTTTCGGCAGACGACGTAACTGTTCAACTATTGCTGCACACGCCGCGCTCTGGAATTTGCGCCCCGCCGCGCTTATCAGACTCTTACCTGCAAACGCCCCTTTGTTGGGGTGTCGCCAGTACGTGTTCACGCTGGGCGGAAAAGGCAGTATTAGCTTCATACTTTCAGCTCCCTCTCATGTAACCAGTGGGCTGCACGCAGCCTGGCGTTTTCCTCACCGGCAAGCAGTGAGCGGATAATCCCGACCGCCTCGCTGTCGTCGCCCTTCACCGCGGTATGAAGCGTTATCCCCCGGGCCACGCCACGCTTTATCGTGATGACGCCTTTTTTCTCCAGTGCGCGAAGATGCTCCACCGCTGCATTCACTGAACGGTATCCCAGCATGGTTGCCACCTCCTGATTGGTTGGCGGGAAGCCTCGTTCTTTCTGGTAAGAAATCAGCATATCCAGCACCTGCTGCTGGCATTGAGTTAATGTCGTCATGCCGCCATCTCCCTGACCAGTTTTTCCGCCTGCTGGCGAACCTGCGCCAGAAAGGCCTCACCACATGCCTCAAGTTCATCGCGCCCGATGTAGCTGATTGCCGGTCCCTTCCAGGTCTTGTCGAAAACAGCAATAGCACCAGCGAAGAAAGCTCCTGTCGGCACCTGCTTCTCGTCCTTCGGTATAAACCAGGCAGGCAGTTCAAAACCAATACGCCCGCGAATAAAAGCAATATGATCTGCATCTTCCGGCCACCACACTTCGCTGGTGGCAGCTTTGATCAGGAAAACATAGCGCCCGCCTTTATCACGCATGGCACTGGCATGCTTCATGATGTAACGCATGCCGGTGATGTATTGCCCCTCATGCTGACTGGCGCGGCTGTATGGGGGATTACCAAAGGCAGCACCTTTAAGCTCCGCAAGACGTTCTGACCAGTCATGCACCAGCGCGTTGTCTTCCGCCGTGTAATACGCGGCACATTTGGCGTTATCACCGTCAGTGAACAGATCCAGAACAAACGGACCAAACAGGGTGTTAATTCCCCAGAAAATGTTATCCGGCGTGCGCCACTGATCGCCCACTGCCTTCAGTTCATGGGCTGGTTTGTTCCGCAGTTCCACCAGCGCCTGGCAATATTTATTACTCATTAAGCCCCCACGTAATTCCCTGACAGATACCACTCTTCACCTGATGCAGCCCGCTTGCTGCTTTTCCGTAAACACCGTTCACGACGCGCCAGAAAATTGTTTCGTTCTGGCTGGGAGTGGCTTTCACGGAATGCCGCCATCCACACCGTTGCAGCACGACGGTATAAGCCCCTGGACTCCAGTTCTTCCGCCTGGCGGGTCAGGCACAAAATCACCCGCGGGTCGTTAGTGCCGACATAGAAATTGCGCACAGGTCTGGTTTCACGAACTGGTTGTGGTTCCGGATCCTGCGCTCTCTCAGTCAGGCGCGGGAAATGTCTGCGTGTATCTCCTTCACAACGGTGAGCCACACGCCCACTCTGACGTAACTTGCTTGCTGACTGCAGAACGCGCTGCCGTGAGTAACCAGCAAAAGCATCCGCAATGTCTCCGGAAGTACAGCCCGGATGGGCTTCAATGAATTTCTGAACGTCATTCAAAAGACTCATGCTCACCCCCTGAATCCTGCCGGGATCTGGCTGTAGTCCACATTGTCGTAACTGGCTTTGAAGTACGGGTCTTCGCGTTTTTCTGTGTACGTGCTGACGGACGGCGATAAGCGCAGGGAAAGCTCATCCCATTTTTCCCGCAGCTTCGACGGGCTGAGCACGTTACGGCACCAGAACGGATCGCGGCTGACGCGGCTGTACATCTCGCAGATTTGTTTGTGAGTACGACCATCCTGCACACACATCAGGCGAATTTCGTTTGCCCAGGCTGTCCAGTTCGGTTCTTTGGGACGAACCACCTCGCCGTCACATTCGGCAGCCTGCTCGTACAGGGCGATGATTTTTTTCCAGAGCCACTGTGCGCAGGTCAAATCATCCTGCGTCCCCCACTGGCGCTTTTTAGGGCTGAATACAACCGCATCAGGATGGCGAGTTAAAAAATCCTGTTCAGCCGTCTGCGTGTCCGGTTGCGAAGCGTCCGGACGAGAAGGTTTTTTATCTGACGGATCATGTTTTGATTTTACTGACGGATCCCCGCCAGATTCTGACGGGTGAAAACCCGCTTTTTTGCCAGATTTCGACGCATCAAATTTTGACGGGTCAGATTTTGATGCGTCAGATTTTGACGGGTCAGAATCTGACAGTTGAGAAAATGCCGCTGCCTGAAGCTTCGCAACGTTAAGCTGATAAACATTCGACGCATTGCGGTTACCCTGGCGACGCGCCTTACGCGTTAACCAGCCTTCTGCTTCCAGCCGTGCGATAGCCGTTCTGACGGTACTCATCCCCGCGCCAATCTGACGGGCAATGGTTTCAATTGATGGCCAGCACACACCTTCGTCATTACTGAAATCAGCCAGGCGGGCCATAATTGCCACGCTGGATAACTTCATGCCTGATGCAGCGCAACCATCCCATACATAGCCGGTTAATTTAGTGCTCATGACCGACCTCTATTTCCCTGAATTTACGACGAAACTGTTCGAGCGGACTGAAGCATTCATGCTCATAACCTTCGCGGAGGTAGATAACCCGTTGTGTTTCCGGCTCCCAACGAATGACTCTGACGGGCACTCCGTAGTGATCTTTGAACCAGCGGTTAACTTGTCGCAAAGGACTGTCTCCTTCTGCCGGTTGAAATCACCCACAGCCCACTCTGCAAAGCTGTGGGTTACAATTTCCCTGTCACCTGGTACATTCACTGCATAGCAATATTCCACCTTCGCTTTTCCACCCGGTACAGGAAGCGCAATCAGTTGCGAGCGACGGTAGTGTGTTGTTAAACTGTTCATGCGTTAGTTTCTCCACAACCAGAAGCAATCGACGCCACGACGCCCGGAGCTGCACACTCGCGGGCGTCATTACTTTCTGAAATGCAAAAAATTTTGTAGACAAGTGCTGCATGCTCCTGCAGCTTCGAAATTGAGAGATACAGCTCGTCGTTAATTGCTGTCTTCTCATGCGGTTCCACCACACCGTCTTCGATTGCCGAACGAATCTGTTTGGAATAACTGCCAATCTGTTCAATGACTTCCAGCAGGCGCTGGTTAATATCGGCGTTATCCACATCCTCGACGTCAGGAAGAGACACAAAGACGCCATTTGCAGACTGCGCCACAGCGTCAGCAATGAAGTGAGTGCCACCAGCACGTTGTAAAATCATCGCCCATCCCAGCGGGAAAATTTGATCGCCATCGGCACGAAGGCGGTTAAATAATGCGTTCTCTGTTACATCCAGCCAGTCAGCTGCTTCAGCGTAACCCCCCGGCAACGCTGCGATAGTTTTTCTGACAGCTTTCACGTACCACTTAGGCTGTTTTTCTACTTTCCAGTGATGCTTACCCACGGCTATCTCCTTAAAACTGTGGTTACTTTTCATCTGATGAATCTTTAATCTTTTGAAAAATATCTGGACGTAATTTTTCTTTTGATATGCCAGTGGTCTTTTCAATGAATATCGAGAGCTTTGCAGGGGGACGCTTTTCTCTGTTCAACCAGTTCCAGACATGTTGTTGCTTTACTAAATGACCGCTGCTGGCTGTGAGCTTCCGAGCCAATTCTGATTGACCACCAGCCAGAGCGATTGCCTCCGATAAGGCTAATTGCTCAGGTGTCATAGCTTTCTCCTTTTTTGGTAGTTAAGTTGTTACGAGTTGCAAGAATACAACATTAACAACTTTTATCACAACTTTTAGGTGTTGGAAAGCTAAAACATAAAGTTGTAACCTCATCAAAAAAGAGAGGGATATGTTGTGAAAACACTGGCAGAACGATTAAAGATAGGTAGAGAGAAAGCTGGCATGAGCCAAGCTCAACTAGCTGAAAAAATTGGACTTTCACAACAATCTGTAGCCAAAATAGAGAATGGCGAAACTCTACAACCGCGCAAAATTAAAGAAATTGCAAAAGTTTTAGGTGTATCACAAAAGTGGTTACAACTTGGTATTGAAGACAACGCATCCATACCTGATCTTGTTGTAAAAGAAGCAGAAAGCACCGCATTAGACCCCGATATTTTCGTAAACATTCCTGTTTTAGATGTCGAGTTATCGGCAGGTAACGGATGTCTGGCTGAAATAGTTGAATCAGCTATTGACTGGTTTCCGTTAAGAAGAGCAGATTTGAGAAAATCTGGCGTATGTGCATCTAATGCCAAGATCGTAAAAATATGGGGGAACAGTTTATTACCGGTTCTCAATAATGGAGATCTTGTTGCCGTTGATATTTCTCAAACCGTTCCTATTCGTGATGGCGATCTTTATGCCGTACGAGATGGTGTATTGCTAAGGGTTAAAATACTTATCAACTTACCTGACGGTGGCTTGATTCTTAGAAGCTTCAACAAAGATGAGTACCCAGATGAAATACTCACCTTTGAAGATAGACGAGCCAGAATTCATGTTATAGGTAGGGTATTCTGGTCATCGCGAACTTGGTAATGCATCGAAAAGCATTTCTTCAGAAATAATTTTAAGTTTTGCACCATTATCATCTCTATAAGATATAGCCTTTTCGATCTTCCTTCCGTGACTAGAGAATTTCCAATCACGGGAGGAAAGCGTCCCAATTACTAAAAAATCCAACTTTTGAGTAATTCCACTACTGATGTTCCCACCAGCATTTTTAATCAAATTTTCAACTACGGCTCTCTTTCCTGCAACAAAAGTGCCTGTAAGACAATAGGTTTTACCCTCTAACTCTATCGAAGCCTCTACATCAATAGGCAGCCTGGTCGCCAAACCATCCACCACCCCACTTTCCAAGTCACATCCTGTGAAGTCTACATAATGCCTTATGTAGAGTTAAACTCTCATCTTCAGTAATAACACCATCTTTAAGAATTTCCTTTACAAGTGCATAAAGTTTTTTTCCTGGGTAGTTGTTCTTCAAAGCTCCATTTTGCTCAAGCCACCAATTAAGATATCTTATTTCTTCTTGAGTTAAGTTCCGATCAGCAATTAATCCTTTACATAGTCCATTAAGTAAATGGACATCTACATCCTTGGAGTAAAAATCAATTTCAGGGATATCAAGAATTTCCCTCTGTATTTGGAGAAGGCTATTTTTAAGGTCATCACGTTCTTCTGATGTGATTATTCCATCCGCAAGAATATCCGACACCCGTGCAGATAGACTTTTTATAACTCCATTATTGATAATCTGCTTTGCTTCAAGTAACCATGTATCTAAGTAAAGAACCTCCTCTTCACGGACAACTCCATCTGCAATGATTCCATCAATGATGCTAATCAAGTTAGCAAATAACTTGTCCCGGTTCTGTGTGTAATTAAAAGCGTAAAGCGCGTCTTCCATACAACCTCCTTTTTTTGATAATCCTTGCACTCCTTGGCCACTCGTTCAAACCACATAAAGTTGTTGACAACATTCAAAACCACAACTAAATTACAACTTAAAGGCGTTAAAACAACGAACAGGCAGGACGCCCACGAAGTAGCCCGCCTGGTACGTACGAAGACCGGGATGATTCGTTAGCGGATGATTTCAGTGGAGAGAATAGATGAATGAGCAGAATTTGAAGCATGTGATCGCATTGTTGCTGGAAGACTCTAAACGTTTGCAGCAGATAGAGCCAAATGCAGGCACTGAGGCCCGTATTTTGTTAGCAAAACAGGCATTAAATACTTGCGGGGCGCAAGACCCTGATCGAACCAAGTTCATGAATTTCATGGCTAACACGATCACCCCCCTGCCATGCAATGGAGAGAGGGTGAGCCGTGTTTATCACGACACAATGGTTAAGGCATTAAGAATCGAGCTTGATGGGCTTAGGCGTAAGATCGTGATGAACAAAATCGTTGCCAACTAAGGAAGCAGACGGAAGTAAGCATGCGCTTTGTTCAAATTTGCAGACAAATATATTTGCGTCAACACCAGCACTGTTAGCAATGGAAAAAGTTTGATCAAGGATTTGTTGGCAGTTCATTGTGCTTTTGAGGATATATCCCTCTGGAATCAGTCTGCAGCAGCTATCGTCAGACTCTTTGATTGTTTTCTGGTACAGAAAGTTAAGCATTAATTCTTCAAATTTTTTGGTCTGTTCGGCTGTTGCTTCAAACAGACGAACGTGAACATAAAACTGGTTCATTAGGTTTCCTTGCTGGCTGTGTGAGAACTCCAGCATACCACCGAGCCTGAAGTGGTGAAAAGACAGGCAATAGTTTCATTGCTGTGTGTAGTCTTGGAGGTACCAGCTTGTACCCTTGCTTCCGGCTGGTACCGTCCTTTTTACAAAACAGAGAAGAGCATCACCGGACGACGAGCTCATAACCCAATCCATCCGGGCGGCTGCCACCGCAGGTGTTCTTCTCTGTTTTGTGGAGAAACTAACCGCCCCTACGGGGGCATTCATGGAAATGTAATTGACTCAATAATCGCCGGACGGTGAGGGCTTTCTTTTACCCGAATTCAGCGCGGTGCAGCGCATATACGTGGAGAACAAAATGTCATTTATTAAAACTTTTTCTGGGAAGCATTTTTATTATGACAGGATAAATAAAGACGACATCGTTATTAACGATATCGCGGTTTCCCTTTCAAATATCTGCCGCTTTGCAGGACACCTTTCACACTTCTATAGCGTCGCCCAACATGCGGTGCTTTGCAGCATGCTGGTACCGCAGGAATTTGCTTTTGAAGCATTAATGCATGATGCAACAGAAGCGTATTGCCAGGACATCCCCGCACCACTGAAACGCCTTCTTCCTGACTATAAACGGATGGAAGAAAAAATAGACGCCGTAATCCGTGAGAAATACGGGTTACCTCAGGCTATGAGCACGCCCGTGAAATATGCCGATCTCATCATGCTGGCAACCGAACGCCGCGATCTCGGGCTTGATGATGGCTCTTTCTGGCCAGTATTGGAAGGTATCCCGGCAACAGAGATGTTCGAAGTTATTCCTCTGGCTCCTGGCCATGCCTACGAGATATTTATGGAACGTTTTAAAGAGCTGCATAAGATACATAAGCAATCCTGACAGCGAAATTAACTAGTGAAATAGTTTTGTAGCAAAAGAAATGAGGTTATCAAAAATGCTTCAAATGCTGACACTTGAAGAATGGGCTGCGGAAAAATTTAGGAGTAATCCTCCAAGTGTGTCCACATTGCGTCGTTATGCTAAGCAGAATTTATTTTGTCCACCAGCAATGAAACAAGGTCGACTCTGGCGAGTACGTGAGGACGCAGAGTTAGTTGGGGAATTAGTTACTCCAGTAATCAAGAAAAGTGATTCTATTATTCTGCAAAGGATTTTAAGCAATGGCAGCCAGACCACGTAAAAATAATGTTTCAGTACCTAACTTGTATCCGCTTTATAGTAGAAAAGTAAATAAAGTCTATTGGCGATATAAGCATCCAGTGACCGGGAAATTTCATTCGTTGGGCACAAATGAAGCTGAAGCTATTGCTATTGCCACTGAAGCTAACACTCGTCTGGCTGAGCAAAGAACCCGGCAGATTCTAGCTATCAGTGATAGGATCGCAACCAGCAAAGGAAAAGCGATCACAACGTCAACCTGGTTAGATCGCTATCAAGCGATCCAGGATGACAGGCTCAAAAGTGGTGATATAAGACTCAACACCTATAAGCAAAAAGCTAAACCAGTATCCTTGCTCAGAGAACGAGCAGGAATGAAGTTGATCTCATCCGTTGATGTTAGAGATATAGCACAATTGCTTGATGAGTATATTGCAGCTGGACAGCCTAGAATGGCCCAAGTCGTTAGGTCTGTATTGATCGATGTGTTTAAGGAAGCACAGCATTATGGCGAAGTTCCGCCAGGGTATAACCCTGCTCTTGCGACGAAGCAACCCAAAAGAAAAATTACCCGTCAACGCCTCAGCCTGGAAGAATGGCAAAAAATATTCGATATAGCAGACGCCAATCATCGTTACATGGGAAATGCCATGCTCCTAGCTTTGGTCACTGGGCAGCGTTTGGGAGATATATCCAAAATGAAATTTAGTGATATTTGGGAAGATCATCTTCACGTCATTCAGGAAAAGACTGGAAGCAAAATCGCTATCCCTCTTTCTCTTCGCCTCAATGCGATTAACTGGAGTTTACGCGATGTTGTAGCGCGCTGCCGAGACTATGCGGTTAGCCCATATTTAGTGCATTTTTTCCGTGCAACATCACAGGCAGAACGTGGCGCACAAGTTAAATCCAATACATTGACGATGAATTTTAGTAAAGCGAGAGATTTAGCAGGAATTGACTGGGGAGAAGGTTCACCTGCCACATTCCATGAACAAAGGTCTTTATCTGAACGTCTGTACAAAGAACAGGGGTTAGATACACAAAAACTACTTGGCCATAAAACACAGCGACAGACAGATCGATACCATGACGACCGAGGCAAAGGATGGAACAAGATAGCGTTGTAAAAATTTTAAACGCCTCTACGCCACCGCAAATTTATCACCATACATGAAAAAGAAGCAAACAGTCTGTTTTGAGAAGCAGAAGTTATATTCAATTTCTATCCTCTGGTGTTCCCTAATGAAATACCAGCCTCCATTGGCCATTACCAGAATACTGGTATCATGGTAGGAAATGTTCGAAAAGGATTAATGACGAATCGCATCAGAGCAGCGGCAAGAACCGCCAGTACTACAGGATGCAGGATACGGGAGTATCGGCGGTACAAGGTTATCTTTGATCAGTGAACTTCTTTAAGATTACATCTCTTTTATAGTTTTAAGCAACTATGAAGTGGCTTTACTCACCATCATCTAATTCGTTTAAAAATCTGGCAAGAACATCTCCGTGGCACGGATAGGGTTTGCAATGGCAACCAAGGATTTTTCCTTTATGTGCTTTCAGCTTTTCTTTGAAATCCTCTCCCCCTTTTAAAAAATTTCTATCAAAGTCATACTTAAACTTTCTTATAACTTCATCACGATCACCATCTGCTCCAATCGCATAAGGATTACCCCATAAAGTACCGCGACCGCAATATACATCGAAGTGTTCCCCCCTGTCTTTATTGGATACAAAAGTAATTTTGTCTTTTATATACCTTACGGGAATTTGTGATGCTAACGTTTCATAAATTGTTGTGAACTCAGGTTTCAAAGCTGAATCAAAAACAACGGCATGCGTTAAACCAAGATTATAAGGATCTGTAAGAAGGTCAGGATCAAGTTTAAAAATCAAATCAGAAGAAAAATAGTCATGTATCAAGTTCTGGTTATCTTCAAAATAAAATACTTTGTATTCACTCGATTCGGAGAAGATACGGGTAAGCTTTCGCTCAAACTTACCCTTTGAAGCAAAATCAGGATGATACATAACTAGTACTTTCATCATATTAAATGCTTAACCTCAAAATCTGCATCCCAGTGCTTGTTCAGATATTCTATCACAAGACGACGATGACAGTGATGGGGTTTGTGCTCACTACATAACAAGCAACCGTCAGAGATTAAGCTCTTATCAATACGTTCAATATTCCTTTTTTCCATAAGATTCAGAAAGTTATCTTCGTAAACTTCCCACGAAACATTACCTTTTTTATAAGGGTCGAGTATCTCTTTAGTTGGGGCGAGCTCTGGAACATGGGCGTAATCTACCCCGCACAACTCACGAAGGAAAAATTCGAGGTCCTTCTTTTTAGCAAAACCAGCAAGTTGCGACACGTTATTTAGCCGGACATCAACTAGGGTTTTGATTGGCTGCGACTTAATCAAGGTAAAAAATTTTTCAGCAGTTTTTTCAGTAAAGCCAATTGAGTATATCTTCAACATAGTATGTCTGCTATAAGTTTATAATGGAAACCACCAAAAGTATCTAAAGCAAGACTAATGGTGATATAAGCATTCTCATGAATATGTGTACCTAATGGTTTGTTTTCATAATAATCTAACCAATAAATATCTGTGATTTTTAAATTGTAAGTAGTGCCGTTATATACAAACTCGCCTCTTAGCTTTAATTTATCGCCCCATTTAGATGCATAGATTGTTAGTTCTCCAACATAAATAAAATATAAACTTTCATCAATTTCTTGGGCTTCTTGAGGAGTTACTTGATCGTTGATCCCACCACCAGACTCATTATTATTATCCCACAATGAATCTGGGGTGTCGCATAATAAAGATAATGCGGCGTCTGTATATTCATACTCGTCTACTTTTTCCCAATAGACTTTACTATCAATGGTATGGTTTTCAGTTTGAAACTTTTGAGGGGTTGGTTTTAGAAAAGTAGCAGAAATGATATCAAGGGTACGAACTGATGAGTTATCTGAATAAGAACAATCTTCGCTGGTTATTGTGCCATATTGGTTTATTGGCCTTATCCATTCACCTATAATGCCACCCTCATAGAGCAACTTTCCGGCAACACAAAAATCGTTGTTTTTCTTAGAATGACTTAAACATACAAAGGTTTTATTTACCAT